AATATACTTAATATCTCGTTTTTTTAATGTATTAGCCATTAGTTAAATTGTAATTGTAGTTCGTCTTCTATACTCGTATCTACCACACTATATTTTAGTTCTACTACTAAACTATTAGTATCCGGATAAGAATATAATTCTAAAGATTCTACTTTAACATTAGGAAAATACAATGTTAATTGAGATTGAATTAATTCTTCTAACCCGTCTAAATTTTCAGTAGAAAGTTGTTCAAATATTGTTGCTCTTAAATTACCACCAAAAGTAGGATTTAAATATCTTTCACTTCGGTTAGTAAGAAAAAAATTAATTAAATTATTCTTTATAGCATCTTTAGTGGTATAAGTAGACCTAAATACAGCCGGAGCATTAAAAGGAAGACCAACCCCAACCGCAGTTCCCGGTTTTCTATCAATTGGAAATATTTTTTTAGCTCCTACAGGCATTATTTAAGCATACTCATTATTTGGTCCATTCCTACTTGTCCTGCCGGTAAGTCACCTCCGGGCATTGTGCCTTTAGGATCAAAAGTACCAGCATAAGCAGTATTTGCTACTCCTCCTTGTTGCATTTCACCTAACATACCAGAGAACATATTTCTACGTTCTTCAGCAGTTAATTGTTTAGGTTGAGCAACTTTGGGTTGAGCATAAGTTCCTTGGGTCTCATTTACAACAGTTTTTGGAGAACGAACTGCCTCAAGAAGGATATCTTTCAATTCTTCTTGGATAGCTTCTTTTACAGCTTCTTTAATTAAAGTTTTTAATTGGGAAGTTTTCATGATTATAAATATTAAGTTAATCAGCTTTTAAATTATCTCTATCGATAATAAATTTTAATTCGTTAATTAGTGTTTGAGGATTAGTTGAAAAGGATAATTCGCTTTCAGCCATTTTAATCCCATATTTGTTAAGAGCAATTGCTCTAATTCTGTTTATTTTATCGTTAAATGGAACTTCTTCAATTTCTATCACAAATCCTTTATAAGTTGATTGATTTGATGTTTGAGAAGCCTCTAAAGTAATTCTTGTAACTTCAGAAATAGTATTACTTATAGGTGTTAAGTTCTTATTAGTACACCCCTGAAGGTATTTATCTAGTAATTGGATATTGGTTACTAAAATAGTTATATAATTATTTACTACTGCTACTGAGAGGGCGGAAGCATTGATAATATTAGAAGAATCTTTTAATTTAGAATTACCTTCTTTATCAAAAGTAATATCTCTAATAGCATCTCCTAGATCTGAAAGGGTACTAGTAACAGCACCGGGGACTATAGGGATAAATTTTGAGGCTAATGAAGTAGCAAATTTAGAAGATTTTAATACTTGAAGTAAAGTAATAGTCAAATCTAAAAAATTAGCTAAACTAGTTAAAGAAGAAGATAAACTATCTAATATATTACCAATACTATTTAAAATATTTACTATATTGTCTCGTTTAGCTATAATAATATTTAATTCGGGTTCCGGAAGACATGATTGATCTTGGGGAATCTGTGAAGTGATATTATCTATGGAGGGTTGAAGTAATGTATCTATTTTTACCCCCTGATCTAGAATTAACTGGGGTAATTTGGCTAGTCCTTTAGGTTTTAAAGCCTCCGGAATTGAACCTAAAATTGTATTTATTGGAATTCCAGCCATTATAATGTTTTACTTACTTCAGATTTGGTAGTGGTTTGTAATTGTGTTTTTATTTTCCTAAGTAAAGGTTCTAAGGTTGTTGCTGAAGGTGCTACTGCAGGTCCTCCGGAAGGGGTTACTGTTTTAAGAGCGATAGTTAAATTGATTAACTGTTGTACTAATTCGGATAGTATATCAATTGTAGTGTCACCTTTTAACAGTGGTTCAGTAGCGTCTTTACCACCTAATTTTATATCAGGTGTATTAGCAATAAAATAACCATCGGTATCTATATTAATACCTTTAGATGCTTTTAATCCTATAGATAAATTAGAACTTAATAAAATATGATCTTCATAAGTGTTAAATACTAATCTACCCGAATTTAAAAGAATTTGCTTACCGGCATATTCATTTATATTAACTGGAGGGTCTGATGGGTAACTTTTAGATAAAGTAGCTACCGTTGATGATTCTAAAGGTATTTGTTGAGTAGATGTTAAATAAATAGAAGAATTATCATTATTTATATTTTCAGTAACAGGAATCCACCCTTCATCCGTTTGTTCTCCTTGACCATTTCTAATAATAGTAATAGGATCTCCATTACTTTGGACATCATATATATTATTTCCTATAACAGACCAATTATTTAATCCTGAAACTGTGGATCCTAATCTTATAGAATTACCCCATCTACCTTCTAAAATATAGTCTCCTTCAAATGCTTGTAGAGGATGTATATTAGATCTTTCTATAAAAGTACTACCTAAGTTAATTTCTGTAGATTGATCAGTTACTCGCCTAATATTTCCTATTTCTGTTTCAACATAATCTTTTCGTTGAGAATCGGGTGGGGTTGAAGGATTGGTTGGAAAAGCGTTGTGGTGGGGGTGGTTCCATAGACCAACTACTTCTAAATAATAGGAGGTTTGGTTTGAAGAAAATTCACCTATTGAAGTGTTAGGTAATGATAGTATATATACTACTTCATTAATTAAAGGATATTTTCTACTATTAGTATTAAAGGGCTTTGCTAAAGAAGGTGATACTGAGGGGTTAGGTTCTTTAATATTTTGGTACTCAATGGTTCCTATACCATTGTATTCACCTACTTCTTCCCATCGAGGATGAGTATCATCTAAAATAATACTAATTACACGAGCAGCCCTAATAATACCAGCTTGGGTTAAGGAGTTAAGGACTCCTTCCTCCGCAGCACTAGTAGAATTTAAACTAGAGTTTAAAGATGTAAACCCGTATTTAGCCATTATTTTTCTTCTAATTTATCTTGTTGGAGTTCTTCCATTGCTGAGAGGAGTTGTTCTTTTTCCTCATCGGAAATTGAGAAATCACCTTCAGCTGTCTCTGTTTGTAAAGCACGTTGAACTATAGTAGCCATTTTGATTAGTTGTTCATCATTTTTTACTCCAATCTCCATATATTCTTTAATTAGGGGAACAACTAAGGTAGCATCACCAATATCGGAAATTAAAGGTTTTAATTCCGAAATTAGAGCAGAGACTTGTTTTTTCTTTTCGTTTTGGTTTTCGTAGATTTCTTGGAGAATGTCCGAGAATTTTTTCTTACCAAATACTATACTGTCTAATTGTGACATAATACATACACTTTAGTTTCTTATAAATATTGAAACTAGAAGTCTGTATAACCATTTTCTAGATAAAATATATAATTATCTTTAAATATACCGTAAAGATGGTTGGCTATTTTTGTGATTTTAGGTGTTTTTACATCTACTTGTTCACGAATATAAATGTAAAGGGCCTTTTTATTAAATACATCAATATGTTCTCGTTTACGGAATATCTCTAAAATAGCATCCGCTACAGAAGCATCATGTTCTTTAGGAAATAACTCAAATATATTTTCAGTACAGTATTCTACAAATTCATTAATAAAATCAGATAATTCGTCTTTGTGATTATGGTCATCTATGGAATATGAATGATGATCGTCATCCTCTAATATAGATACTGGGGCTTTGTCTATTCGTTTTTTATAGTTTTTTTGGTTTGAAGCTATTAAATAACGTTTTGCAATGGTACCAAAATAAGAATATGCTTTTGCTCCTCGTGTAGGATCAAATTTATCCAATTTAGATAAAAGAAAAGTAATTACCTCATGTTGAAGATGTTCAATCTGATCTACTTCAGTATAATAAAATTTAAACGTATGAATTATATTTTCCGTAAGTTTAAAAAAAGGATAATGTATCCTGTCTCTATATAATTTACTTCTTATTTCTGGGTCTTCTGTATTGTTGTATAATACAATAGCATCTTCAGTATCTTGAGTAAAATAATTTTTACTTTTAGGTCTTCTTTTTTTAGCCATGGGTTTTATAAATTCTTAACATTAAAACTGTTAAGAACCGATTGGATATTTTTTAATTGCTCAAAGAAAAAACCAACTTCATCATCAGATTGAAAAGTTCCTTTTTGATCAATTTCTTTAAGACGTTTATCAGTTACCTCAATATAATCTGTGATTTTGTTAAGGTAAGTCATATATCCCATAAGGATATCTTCTTGTTTTTCGTTCTTTCTTAAAAGGTTAAAGGTCGTAAATCCTAAGACTACGACCAAAACCGAAAGAATAATAATGATTATTGTATTGATCATAAATTATCTAACATATTTTTTAAACCTTCACTTTTGATTGTACCTAAAGCTTTATTTTTAGGACTAGAAGATTTTGGTTTTGCCTCCAATGTAAAATTTTCTTTTTGTCCATCCAAGCTACCTTTTAATTTAGGTAACCATTCACGTTCAAACTCAATACGTGCCGCCATTAAATCTGCTTGGTGGAGAATAAATGGTAGAGAGGTACGTGGTTTTTGTTCTGGCATGTATGATTTAAGATACTTCTCATTAGCAGCATCATATAAACCATCATGTGTTTGAATAGCAACCATCTCATTAAATGTATATCTAATACCATGAGATTGAAGCATGTATAACCCTCTATCTGGGACTGAGGCAAATGGTACTTTAGTGTTGAATTTATAATCTTCACCTAATTTCTCCCTTCTCCATTTATCATCCTGAGGTATGTATGAATCTTGTTCTTCGTCTCCCATTTTACCTAAATCATGGTTAATAGCAGAGAACACAAGTTCCTCAGTTGTAAAAGTAGACATATCACACCCTTCTTCTTCCCATAATTTAGCTTGCTTTAGAGCACAACGTACAACACGATTTACATGCTCAATATATCCACCTGGGAAGGCATTGTGATATTCTTTCTTATGAGCAGCAGGCATCAACATTAAACGATCTTGATATTTGTTATAAAAATCAAGCATAGCCTCCTTTCTATCCCCAGTAACATAAGAATGGATATAACCCATAAATATATCCCACTCGTTTTGGATTTGTTCTGCTGTTAATTTCATAACTTTTATTGATTGAATTCGTTAGGTGTACGAGGTTCACGTTGAACGTAATCTTTTACATCTTGGATAATATCTCGTGTTTGTTCTAAGATTAATTTAAAATCTCGGGCATCTCCACCTCGAGATAACAATGATTCTAATTTTGAAATGTTCCCTTCGGTCATTTCTAATTTTCGTGTGATGATTTCTCTATGTTGCATAACGTTATTAATTAATTACTTTGGAGGTACTCGGTGTCCCTAATTCCCCTGTTTCCTCTATCTTTCTCATCCCTTCCCTTTCTAAATTCCTGTATTATAAATCTACGGGAAATTTTTTACAATGGCACGTTTAGATAGAAAACTCCTTAACCAAATCGTAAATCTTTTTAAGGTGAGCACATTTTTCGTACTCTTCGTATTCTTCCCAATATGAAATAGCAAACTGGATATATGTAGATAGGTAATCATCTGTATGGTAAGCTATCGCATTTTGGTGGTCTATAATTGTAATATCAATTTGTTCAATCCAATACCATGCTCTGTTATATACTACGAATTCTCCCGCAGTTTCTACATCATATATATCTAATTCTTGATTTAAATTAGTAAGAAAATCTTTGACTTTGTGATTAAAGTTTTTATGATTATGGATAAGTTTTTTAAACATCCCTACCCAGTATACCGGATGTTCAGTATAATTCTCTAAGGTTACAGTCTCTCTTTCAGAAGGTTGTTCTGAAGAGTGATCACCTGTAAATAAACCAAATATTTTATTTGCATCCATGTCAATAAATATAAGGAAAAGAGGGGCAAAGGCCCCTCTAAGTAAGTAGTTCCGGTTTATTAATTTAGTTTAATATTCCTTAATATATGTTCTTTTGATTCTCTCTAATTCATTAATAACTTTATCTATACGAGAATCTGCATAGCTAATGCTATTTCTTTCTGTTTCATCAATTCGAGAATATAATTCTTGTCGAGTATTCTCAAGTTGTCTATAAATATCTTCAAATCCGTGAGTTGAAGCCATATTTAAGTTATCAATTTCCTTTTTAAGGACTTTTGTCGTCATATAATTCACAGACGTAACCGCAACTATAACCAGCGCTATAACAGCAAGTACACCCAAAATAAATGATGTTATTTCCATAATTTTTAATTTTTATGGAACTACTTACGGAATAATTATACGACAAATACTCTAATAAGCCAAGTCCAAATAGTAAGTAATGCAGTAGCCATAACTCCTAATGCAACAGTTTCATCCTTATCAAATTTAATACGTACCGGAACTCCTAATTTCCAACTATTAAATGAAAATATACCAATTCTATGTTTACCTATTTTCCATCCTGGGTGATTGTGACAAGAGAAGTACGATACTTGTCCTTTTTTATGAAAGTAAAATAATCTCTTATCAATTAAATCTGGTAGATTACCCCAGAACCATCCCCAGAAATAAAGCCAGAAATATCCTGACATAAATCCTAACACCCCAAAAGCAACTAAGTGAGATAATTCTAATTGTAGAAAAAATTTATCAGTTCCATAACCAGATTCTCCCAAATAATCCATTAAAAAATGCGATATAAACGCTAATAAACCGGCTACAACGTGTCCTACTATGGGTGTTGCTATTGAAGATACAACAGCATAAGTTGCAGTGTAGGTTACGGCACCTACAACACCATGAACGTGTGAATACATAATTTTTGATGATACATATAAAGAAAGAGACCCGAAGGTCCCTTTACAGCATCTCAACTGATGTACATCTGACTGCGATTGCGGAAGATGTAGGATTCGAACCTACGGTACCTTGCGGTACGCTGGTTTTCAAGACCAGTGCATTCGACCACTCTGCCAATCTTCCAATATTGTAGGATATCGCTTAACCTACGGTGGTTGTACCTTCCACCTTTTTCCCTCACGGTACTACGATTTTTTTGTGAACCCGACAGGATTCGAACCTGTGACCGTCTGCTTAGAAGGCAGATGCTCTATCCAGCTGAGCTACGAGTCCAAAATTGAAAAGGCGTTGTGTTACGAACACATTAACAGACTCTTACTTATACCCCTGCAGAGGTGTTCTGAACTGTA